ATCTCACGATGATATAAACTGTTTTTTCCATATTTTAATCTGAAATGGGCATCAGGTCATCCCCAACAACAGAACTATGAAAAAATCAATTTACTTATCCCACCAGTGTTTAGTTTTGTCCGCAATCCACCCTAAAGCACAAATTGCTCCGATAGGTACAATAATCCACCAGAACTCCATCATCAACCATGTGGCAAATACTATGCAACCAAGTACAAACCAACCACCCATATCTCCTATGTCTGAGAGTGAAGAACCTCCACCTGATACTTCTCTCAAATTGCAGATTTGTTGAACATCACCATGCCTTGCATAGATTTGTTCTTCTGCACCACGAAAAGATGCTGCCTCAACTGTTGTTGAAATTTGACCAACTCTTGAGTTGACAAATAGATCTGCTTTCCAAGTTGCCATCAATTAGTCCTCCCAATGTTCATAAGACCATTTGTTATTAGTGACAGAGTAGTAAACATCTTTGATGCCACATTCTCTCAGGTATGCTTCACAAATAGGACAAGGTTTTGCCATTCTAAGTTCATTTTGTTTGTGACCTCCCAAACGTGCAACAATGATTTTATCTCCATCTTCTTTAGATTTAACTAGAGCAGATAATTCTGCATGAAGATAAATTTTTTGTGGTCGTCCTACTTTTCGTGCCCAATGTGCTTGAATTGGATGAGTTTTCTTCTCATTATTAGTTGCACAAACAAGAACACGATTCTTTTTAAGTAGAATAGCACCAACCTTTTTCCTTGAAGGTGATGATTCTGCGACCTCAGTTGCAAGTTTGAAGAGATTTTCCATCAGCAATCATCCGACTGGACTTCTTCATCCGAATGATCTCCGTTCCAAAAATCTTCCCAATCTGCATCATCTGCCACTCGAAGACCATGCAATTTATCAAGAAGATCTGAACACTTTCTCTCATATCTTGCAAAGTATTCATGACTATCACGAACTTCTGCAATAATATCATCAAATAGTTCTTCCATTCCTGTTTCTTCGTCTGAAAGATAGTCAAAGATAGCAACATTCAGACGTTCACGACGTTGCTCAGAATAAGTCCTTAAATTGGGGTCCATAGTTGACATAGAAGGATAACACATTGTAATTTAGTATGTAAGTGAATCACTCAAAACATGGGATCTTTGCTTTTGCCTCTGCTTCATACTTCTCAGCATAAACACCAGCAATCCATTCAGTTTCGAGTTGTGTTGGTTGATCACCGTATCCAATTTGTGGACCTGAATCAGATTTACGACCAATCCAGACACGTTGACGGGTTTGAAGATTTGATGCTTGTGAGAGGATCATGGTTGCTTTCCTTTGACTCTTTAATAATACACGACTGAGAGGCATCTACAAGGGTCTGTGTGCCACTTGTTTCATCGTCCAGGTGTCTCCCACCGTTTTGGCATGTTAAAGTTGAACATCGAAAAAATCTCACGATCCACAAGTTTAATCACTGTCCCATCTTCATCGGCAATAGTGAAACCTTCCTGCTTGATTTGCAGAGACCCAATGAAAGACTTGGGGCAGTTTGTGATCTTGAAACTATCCATCAGATCCTCTTTCATCTCAATGACAGTGAGATAAAGACTTGCAAGTTTAGGACAATCAAACACCAACGTCAGCAATTCATGCGTCAATGCTTTCTGTTCTCGAATGAAAGCATTGATGATTTTCTTACAACAATCTGCTGTACGTTGATCCAGAAACTTAACCTCACTGACATCAATTTGTGGTGTTTCTGGTCCTCGCATCCAATCGACACAAGGTTGAACCCACTTAACCTTTTGATTGTCAACAAAATGTTCTTTAAGTGGAGATGCTACAGCATTGCGAAGATCATCCTCTGCAAAGTATTCTGTATGAGGTGCAACAATAAACTTTTGTGTCACATACTCAGGAAATTCGTAAGAGATAGTATTCTGAGTGAAGATACGTTCAGCACCCCAACCAAGAAAGTCACCCTGAAAGATTCTATCAGTGCGAGGAAGAAATTGATAAGCAAGATGAAGAATCTCTGCCATCTCACCATCATAAAAGAAGTCAATCTCTTCAGAAGAGTGTGCAATACGGATCTTTTTCTTGTTGAAAACTGCTTTGTTGCCAACGAAAAATGTACCAGTGGCAGGATCTTTGCCCCAAACAATAGCAATACCATCCATCTTCACACTTGCATGTGTGAAATTGTAGAGTAGATCAATGGCAGACAGATCACCAGTCAGAATGGTATCTTCGGGATGCTCTTGGTGCTTGTTTTGCATGGTTGTTTCTTTCACTCTTTAATAATACACGATTTTGGTGCCAATGGGGGCAATGGTGGACACTTCAACCAACTGGCACACTCAAAAACCACTCAGCAGAGAATAAGTTAATCGTGTTCCCCAATTCATCATGATGAAGAATGAACTTATGAATACAAGTTTTTCCTTAGAAGTCAAGATAACCCTCGATTGCTTTGTTGATAGCATCAGACAGATATGATGGTGGTTGAGTAACATCATACTCACCCAAATCACACTCATAATAGTCACCCAACTTCAGTTCAATCATGGCACCGTCAGCACCATCCTGATAGAGTGATCTTGCTTTCTCATCTTCAACAATCACCACACGACGTGCTGTAAGATCCATCACCATCATGTAGTCAAATGTTTTTATTTGCTTGAAATCTTCTACAGTTTTAGTCTCACTCAGGAAAGATTTGACTTTGAACTTCTTTGTAGCATTGACATCTTTACGTTTATAGAATAAATTCTTACCCATCTTCAGTTCTACTTTCTCATCACCGAAGAGAAAATCATAACCAGTTTGATCAACACGTTTAAGATCTGAAAACTTTGCAATTCCTTTCTCTACAGCAGTTGCTCGCGCAAAGTTATCAGCATTGGAGGTGAATCCTTTGTCACTGTAGAGAGAATCTACAATACCGAAGATCTTTCCCCAGTCAGTTTTTGTTTCGAGAGAGTCAATCAGGTGCATTGTTTTGTTGAGAAAAAGTTTTTTCTGTGACAGAGTGCATTTTACTCAGAACTTGTAATTCTCTGAGATGCCATGAAGAAAGATCTGCGATAGCATGATTGATGCAGTGTTCAAAAACCTCTGCACCATCATCATACTCACATAATTCACAGAATGTGTCCGTAAACCACGTTTCGTAATCTTTCTTAACCTTATCTGGAGTTTTCATTTAAGCACCTTGATAATATGCGTTGCGATAAAGATAACCACCAGTCCATTCGCAACTATCTAACACAAACTCACGTTCTTGCATGACTAATAGATTGAAACGTACACCTTTTGCAGGTGCCTTGATTGATGCTGGTTTATACATTTCACCAGTCTTCTTATCAATGAAGGCATGAATTGAGTCCTGCTTACCATTTTTAGTCATGAAGATCTTATGATACTTACGACCCATGGAGTCAAGATAGAAACCTATGTTGTTACCATTTTTTGGAGCAGTTTGAGTCAGTGAATCACATAAAATGAGGCAAAACTTAGTGATATTCAGTTGAATGGTGTTACGTGCATCCTGTTGAGCACAAAAATCAGAAAATTCCTTGTTCACTGGTGTGGTGGTCATCTGGTTTCTTCAGAACATATACAATATACGGTATCTCACAGGCAAAGTCAAGACCTAGTGGACAGTTCACTTACTGGCACAGTGTATAAACTTTGTGATAGCATATCTGTCATTCTCCAACACATCTGTGACAGAATGTTCAACCCAACCAGGAAAAATTACAGTCTTATTATTACTCGTTTGAATTTCATAATCATATCTTGGGAAATATAAATTTCCTCCCTCATCTTCCTTATGACAAAGTGTTGTGGTTACTAACACATTCACCCAAGTATCTGCGTGTGGGTCATATCCATCTCCAGGAAAATATCTTCTGATTTTAGTCCAATCTTCACTAGACCTTTTATATGTCGTCCAATAATCATCCTTTTCCACTAAATCATCAAAAAACTTATCATCATTGAAAAAAATCTTCTGACAAATAGTTAAGATGTCAGAAATATTTCTATATTCATTATTATACACTGCATCTAATGATAAACCTTTTGCTGTTGTTAGATAGTTTCCATCATCATCTTTTGCTGCCATGTATCCTTCAGGATCCTTGAACTTATTCAAAAGAAAATCAAGTTCTCTCCAAATCATATCATATTGTTCTTCATCAAATGTTTCTTCAATGATAACATGAGAGAAAGGTTCAGTTTTAATCTGGTAATTCATCATTCTTTTCCAACAATTCCTGCATAGTATCCATAAAATCATCTGCTGATGATAGAGTATCTAAAGCATGAATCATTTCACCCAATGCTTTAACAAAAAACGGTTTCTCATTTCTTGCAGCAAATGCCAATGCTTCACGAAGATGTGTTTGAGCAGAATCTATTTCTACTTTTACTTGGTCAGATAGTGCCATTAGTCTCGTTTCCTGTCTGTGAATAGTTTTAGATTGTCGTCATGTTCAAAATAATCTTCCAGTTGACTATCATTACAAAAATAGTTTCCCCAACCTGTTGCAATGTATTTACTCTTTGAATATACAGTGTTTCCACGATGAACATGTGTGTAAAATGCTGGCCAAATTAACATCGTCCCTGCTTTTGGTTGTACTCTACGACCTTGCCAAAGAAACTCTGTTTCACCTTCACCTTCGGGAATGTCATTCAAATATAACATCCAAGCAACACATCTGTCAACTGCTCCTAAATCAGTAATCTCACAATGCCAGTCATGAAATCCACCTCTGGGAAAAGTCTTTTGAAGTTTTACCTCATCAAAGTTGATATGAACATAATTAGAAACCCAAAAAGTTTGTTTATACTGTTCCCAACAATACTCTACAGTTCTGACAATAAGATCAAATGGTGGACTAGGATCCAGA